ATTAATCGTTCTATTCATGCTAATGCTATTGTGGAAGAAGAATTTCCTTCACAGTTTGCAATCTACGAATTGCCAAAGTTTCTTGGTGTATTGTCTTTGTTCAATGATCCAGATATTACTTTTGGCGAGCATCAGCTTACCGTTGTTTCTGGTAATCAATCAGTAAACTATACATATGCAGATGTTTCAACAATTGTTGCACCACCACAAGATAAGAAGATCAAAGTTGATCCCGCAGATATTGAGTTTTCCATTTCTCAATCTGAGTTTCAGAAATTGATCCGTGCAGCTGGTGTGTTGCAACTTCCTAATATTGCAGTTGTCGGTGATGGCAATACTATCAAGATTTCAGCTGCTAATTCAAAAAATCCAACAACTGATACCTTTAGTGTTGAAGTTGGAACTACAGATAAAGTTTTCAATATGGTGTTCCGTGTTGATTTTCTTGTCAAGTTGCTTCCAAGCAGTTATGATGTTAAAATCAATTCTAAGGGCATTTCATCATTCAATGGTGGAAATGTCGAATACTTTATTACTACTGAAGCTGATTCCAAATTCAACTCTTGAGGTGAGATATGCGTGATGAATTTCTTTGGGTCGAAAAATATCGACCAAAGACTATTGATGAATGTATTTTACCAGAAGGTCTCAAGCAGACCTTCAAATCATTCATCGAACAAAAAGATATTCCTAACTTAATTCTTGCTGGTAGTGCTGGTGTTGGTAAGACAACAGTTGCTCGTGCTATGCTTGAACAAATAGAGGCAGACTACATTGTTATCAATGGATCGTTACACGGTAATATCGATACTCTTCGTAATGATATTATGCAGTTCGCTAGTACTGTATCATTCACTGGCAATAGAAAATATGTCATATTGGATGAGGCAGATTATCTCAATCCTAATAGCACTCAACCTGCTTTACGCAACTTTATGGAAGAATTCTCACGAAACTGTGGATTTATTCTTACATGCAATTTTCCTAATCGTATTATTGATCCTCTTCATAGTCGTTGTTCTGTGGTAGAGTTCAAAATTACAAAAGATGATTTACCGAAGCTTGCTTCTCAATTTATGAAGAGGATTATACATGTTCTCACTACCGAACGAATTTCTTATGATAAGTCTGTTGTTGCTGAACTTATCACTAAGCATGTACCTGATTGGCGTAGAGTTCTCAATGAACTTCAAAGGTATTCGGTCAATGGTTCCATTGATACTGGTATTTTTGTCAACATCAGCGACACTACTTATAAAGGTCTTGTAAATCATTTAAAGAGTAAAAACTTTACTGATATGAGAAAGTGGGTAGCAGAAAATTCTGATATGGAAACAACTGCTATTTTCAGAAAACTTTACGACACTGCCCATGAATATGTGAAACCAAATTCAATTCCAGAACTTGTTTTGATTTTGGCTGAGTATCAGTATAAGGCAGCATTCGTAGCTGATCCAGAAATCAATATGGTAGCAGCATTCACTCGTATTATGATTGATATTGAGTTTGAATAATGAATATCGCACTTGATTTTGATGACACATATACGAGAGACCCTGTTTTATGGGATATCTTTATTGCTCATGCTAAAGATAGAAAGCATGATATTCGTATTGTAACTTATAGAAAGAAAGTCATGACTGATCCAGCATTGGATTGGTTGGGCAGTACTATTCCAGTTATATTCACAGAATATCAACAAAAAAGAGCATTTACTAATAGCATTGGTTGGAATGTAGATATTTGGATTGATGATAGTCCAGAATTTATAGTCGAACCAACTGTAATATTAGGGGGCAAAAAATGAGTCCATTCGATTTTGTAAATGCTATTAATACCACCAAAGAAGACCTTATCAGGGGATCAGCAAACCCTGATTTGGCTGAAAACTTATACAAGCCTTATCTGATCAATAAGGCTTTTTCTTATTTCAAGGATACTGTCATGTATGCCAATGAAATAAACATGTTTCCAAATACTGAACATAAACTTCAAAATGATTATTACCTAAATAGTATACGTAAAAACAAACGTTTTTCAAAATGGCATAAGAAAGAGGATGAACCCAAAATCGAAGCCATTATGGAATACTATAACGTAAACTATATTAAAGCTCGTGAGATTGGTAATGTTCTGACTGATGAGCAAGTGGACCATATAATAAGAAAATTAATAAAAGGTGGTAATAATGTTCAATCTAGATCAGTTGGTGGAGGTTAGACTAAAAAATCCTGAAGATTTCTTAAAGATTAAAGAAACTCTTTCACGTATTGGTCTAGCATCAAAAAAAGATAATACTTTATATCAATCTTGTCACATTCTTCACAAGCAGGGCAAATATTATATTGTCCATTTTAAAGAGTTGTTTTTGTTAGACGGAAAAGATTCTACTCTTGCTGAAGGCGATGTTGCTCGTAGAAATAGAATTGTTGGTTTGTTAGAAGAGTGGGAATTGCTGGATATCGTCAATCCAGACAAAATTTCAGACTTGCAATCCCCTTTAAATCAGATTAAAATCATTCCTTTTAAGGAAAAAGACAAGTGGAATCTTGTCGCCAAATATACCATTGGTAACAAATATTGATACATTTTAAGTAAAAAAATAATACTCAATAGCCCCAAAATGGGGCTATTTTTTTGTTGACATTCTTTTATTTTTATCATATAAATGATCATCAACAACGGAGGTTTGACATGAATTACTACTCTAAGGGAATCAAGGAAATCTTGGAATGTGACATTGAAACCGCTCGTAAGGTATATGACAATATGGCTATGTATTTTGATTTCTCTGAATCCACCCAAGAAAAGTTTGAGGATGAGGTTCGTTTTGTTTATGCTTTGATGAAAATCAAAGAAAACTGGTTGACAGCCTAATTTTGTTGTGGTATAAAATCCAAAAGGAGATCAACATGTACACTGTGACCTATTATTACTACAACAAGTACACCCACGAAAAGCAGTTTGATAATATAATCAGTGCTCGTAAGTTCTTTTGGTTTATTCAAAAGCAACGTGGTGTTACTAAAACTATGCTTGATATGGTGTAATAATGAGCAATGTAATCCCTTTCCCCACTAAAGTTTTAGAGGTAGAACAGCCTCTCACTTTGCCTCCAAAGGCGAAGCACACTATTCTTGGTGTTGAAGTTGAACAACCAAAAAATGGTGTTGAGTATCTTGCTATCTGTAAGCATTTTCTTGAGCGTGAATGCTATGAGGAAGTATTGCTATCCATTATGGATTTGGAGTATTTTCAAGATGCTGAACCGCAAATCAAAAAACTTGTCAATTGCTTCTTTGAACTAGAAGGTGTTGAATGAATATTTTTTATGTGGATACAGACCCAACAGTTGCTGCTCAATCACTTGTTGATAAACATGTGGTAAAGATGATTCTTGAAAGCGCACAACTATTATCCACTGCACATCGTGTTCTTGATGGTCATCCTGTAGAAGGTATTCGTGTCAATACAGAAACTGGTAAAACCAGAAAAGTAACTGCATGGCAAATTGATGATGAAAGAAATGGGTTGATTTATTCTGCAACTCATATTAATCATCCATCTGCTATCTGGTGTCGAGAATCGGTTGAGAATTATAATTGGTTAGTTGATCATATGTTCGCTCTTATGACCGAATATACACATCGTTATGAAAAGACACACAAATGTTATGGTGATTTGTCATATACACTTCAATCGCCTCCACATAAGTTACAAAAATGGGATTGGACTCCTATGCCTTCATGCATGGATGAAATTTATAAAATTTCAAACAATCCTATTGACAATTATAGAAACTACTATAATGTAGGCAAAGCTAATCTGCACAAGTGGACTAATCGTAATCCACCTGAATGGATCATTAACAAGGAGACCAACAATGCCTAATTGGTGTGATAATTTTATTGAAGTTACTCATGAAGACCCTGCTATGATGCAACGTTTCAAGAAAGCTTTTGATGAAGGAAAGCTTTTGCAAGAATTCGTTCCATGCCCAGAGGAACTTTTTGAAGAAGCCCCTGTTGGAAATGATTGGCAAGAACGTAAGCTAGTATTGCTTGAACGCAATACTGAAAAGTATGGTCATGCTGATTGGTATGGATGGTGTATAGAAAATTGGGGAACCAAGTGGGATATTTCTGAAGGAGAACTTGATTACAGTCCTGAAGAAAATAATGCTAGTGGTTATTTTAATAGCGCATGGGCACCTCCCGTACAAGCAATGGAAGCAATGACTGAACTTGGGTTTAAGATTCTTTTGCGTTATTATGAACCTGGTATGTCGTTTGTTGGTGAATATACCAGTGAAAATGGAGATGAATGTTATTCCTATGATTTTGAGGATGAAGATTGGAAGGATGATATTCCAGAAACCCTAATTGAGCATTTCAACCTTGTTGATGAATATGAAAATTGGGTTGAATGTAACAAGGAATATGATGACGATCAGTCCTAATACGGCTCAAAATGAGTTGAAAATTAAGGTGGTTCCCAGAATGACAGGGAACCGCCAATATGTTGTCTATAATTCTGAGGGAAATCAAATACTTATGATCACCTCTCAAAAAAATATCGTAGAAACAATGATAAAAAATAGAAAAAAATGATATTTTTTTGAAAAAAGTAGTTGACTTGGAAATGGGTATGGAGTAATATCCTTATATTGAGTCAAGGGACTCAACAAACGAAAGGAACTTTGTTATGGCTCACATGATTGAAACAATGGCTTACGCTGGTGAAACTCCTTGGCATGGTCTTGGCAAGAAAGTTCTTCCTGATCTGACTCCTGCTCAGATGCTCAAGGAAGCTGGTCTTGATTGGACTGTCGAAAAGGTTCCTAGCTTTATTACTCGTAAGGGCAAGAAGATTGCCACTCAACAGCAAGCTCTGGTACGCTCGTCTGACGATGCAATTTTGACTATGGTCTCTGATGATTGGAAGCCTGTTCAGAATGCTGAAGCGTTTGAATTTTTCCATGAATTTGTCATGGAAGGCGATATGGAAATGCATACTGCTGGTTCCATCAAGGACGGTAAGAATGTGTGGGCGCTCGCCAAGGTGAAGGAAAGCTTCGAAATTCTTGGAGGTGATCGTGTGGATTCTTATCTTCTCTTTTCTAATCCTCATGAGTACGGTAAGTCTATTGATATTCGCTTTACCCCAATTCGTGTGGTTTGTAATAACACGCTTACTCTTGCTCTTGGTAGTTCTAGTGACCTTATGGTACGCCTTAATCATCGTCGGAGTTTTGATGGCGATATGGTGAAGCGCACTCTTGGTATTGCTTCGAAGAAGATGGACTCTTATAAGGAAACCGCTGAGTTCCTTTCTTCTAAGCGTTACAATGAAGATACGTTGAATGAATACCTCACTTCTCTCTTCCCTGCTATGTCTAAGGACAACAAGAAGGTTCTGTCTCGTCCTGCAGAACAGGTTCTCTCTGTAATGGAGACACAGCCTGGTGCTGAATATGGTGAGGGTTCGTGGTGGCAAGCATTCAATGCCGTCACCTTCGCTACTGATCATCTTCTTGGTCACAATCAGGAAAGCCGCCTTCAGTCTGCATGGTATGGCACGAATCGTAACCGCAAGGTTACTGCACTTGAGAAGGCAGTGGAATACGCTGAAGCTGCCTAACAAAAACGGGGGAGTAGAAATACTCCCCCACTATTTTTATTATAAAAACGGAGAATGAAATGAGTGATGGTTTGAATAAGGAACAGTTGGTTCAGTTCATCGAACGTATTGAACGTTTGGAAGAAGACAAGAAAGCTATCTCTGAAGATATTAAGGATATCTACACTGAAGCAAAGTCGAGTGGATATGAATCAAAGATTATCCGCAAGATTGTTTCCCTTCGTCGCAAGACAAAAGAACAACGCCAAGAAGAAGAAACCCTTCTTGATCTTTATATGTCATCGATTGGTATGTGATGTTTCGTAGAGAGACGATTACCGATAATTGTCCTTATCCATTTCCCTTGATTGCAGATGTTCTTAAACTTAAAAACTTCGAATTGGGTGAAGCGGAATGGGAAGAAAACGAAGAAGCAATTATTAAGTTGAAACGTGAAATTGATTCACTAAATATGTTGCTAAAGTATGGAGAAGAGTATATAATTCCATTCTAAGTTTGAATAGGCGTGTCGCCAAGTGGTCTAAGGCCAGCCGCTCATAACGGTTTCATCGGGGGTTCGAATCCCTCCACGCCTACCAAATTTATTTTTAAATTTAGCATTTTTTATGCTAAATACCTTGGTTAAAAATGGAGACTAAAAATGGCAGACTTAAAAGAAAAAACTTATAGATACGTTGTTGAGTTTGATAAGCTCTTAACACGAGGCTCTATTAATGGTTTGACTGTTAGAGATAGACTCCACTTTGCTACTGAAAATGAAGCAAAGAATTGGATTGATGATATTCAAAAGATTGATAAGAACCGTCAGTACAAACATTTCAAAATTAAAGGGGCAGTTTGATCTGCCCCT